TCAGTTGGAAACCCGCATCGTCACCTTGCGCGGGCGTTCGTTTCCACTGCCCGGAATCAGGACCGTGATGACGCATTCATTGCCGGATTGGCGCACCGAGAGCAACTGCCCGCCGACTTCCTCGACTGCCCGATAGGCGGCGCTACGGCAATCAACGCCGCCGTCCGCACTGCCGGTGTCGCCACCCTGCGCCTGCGCCAGCACGATCGGTCCCGTCATGGCACCGACGCCAAGGCTGTCCGGCACGGGCGAAACCGCCATTCCGGCCACCAGGCCCGCGATGATCATGATCGATGCCATTGCTCTTCTTCCGTACAACTTCAACTCTTGCTGACTATCTATCGCATGCCTTCTGAATGGCAAATGAATGCTCGCGTCAATCGCGCTGCGTGCCGAGACCGATCGGCCGCGTCGCCTTGACCCGTCCATAGATCGCCAGCACGCCGCCCAACGCACCGGCGACCGTTGCCAGAGCATCGGCGAGGTCGGCCTGTTCGGCAAGTCCCATTTCGACACCCACATGCTTCAGAAGCGGCGCCGCCATCGCAATCATCGCGCCCCACACGGTCTTCGACTGATACCACTGCTTCACATCGAGCATCTCGCTCTCCCTTTTCTGGATTTTTGATGGAAATGGATGAGTGGGGAATGTTCGTGCGTCAGCGTCCGCAGCATTTTCGCCAACAGAGCCCGCACTTCGCCCCCAACAGTCTCCAGCGACTAGAGTCCGCTACGCTGATCCGCATGCCGTTCGGATAGAGCCCGCGTGCCTGCCCACACTTCGCCGTGGCTGATGCGGAACGGTCTGCCCCTCACCCTGACCCTCTCCCCGTGAACGGGGAGAGGGGACGGCCGACGCGGTGCCGCATATCCCTTCTCCCCGCTTGCGGGGAGAAGGTGCCGGCAGGCGGATGAGGGGCCGTGCGCGACCAAGGGGCGCGCGCAGTTTCAGCCGGGCAATCCAGCAAGGCCAACTTCCCCCCCTCACCCCACCACCAATTCCGCCTCGCTCGCAATCCCCTCAGCCACGCGCCCGAGCTGGCGCACCCGCACGCGAAAACTCGCCTGCAAGCCGCCAAAGTCCAGAAGCTCCTGCGCCTGCGGATAGACGAACCGTGCCTCCCCGACCTCCACCGCCCGCCGCACGGCGGCCCCGTCGAGGATCTCCAGCCGATAGGCCTCGGCCGATTCGTCGAGCGGCACCTCGGCCGGCAGCCAGCTGTCGCCGTCGATCCTAGACCTGCGGATCCAGGAGAATTCAACCTCGCCGCCGTCAGTCCGCCGCGCGCTAAGATGCACCGGCGACAGCGGCGTCTGCGCCCGCACCCCGCCGGCAAAGGGACCAAGCACTGCCGCCGTCGCGGCCATGCCGATCGGCTCGGCGATGTAGTCGAGCGACAGCCCGGTTTCCTCCGCCGCCAGCCCGAGCGGCCGCACCGCCGCGTCGAGCAGCACGACGGCGGCGCCGGCATCCGCCCCAGCCGCCATCGCATCCTCGGTGCCGGCCAGACCGCGCAGCAGCGTCGACAGCCGCCAGCGCCCGGCCGAAATCTCCTCCGCCCCGGCAAACCCGATCACTTCCCAGGCACCGGACGCCGCGCGCAACGCCAGCCGGTTTTCCCCGTTGAGCACCGAAAGCGTGGCTGCGGCGGCAAAGCTGCCGAAGAACAGATCCACCTCCAGCGTCCGCGACCGGTCGAACCGGCCCGACACCCCGCCGGAGAGCGGCGCGGCCAGCCGGCCGATCGTCGCTGGACGGTCGAGCGTGACGCGCGGGCGAAAGGCGCCCTCGTCGCCCGAGGACGAAATCGACAAACGCCGCCACGGCCGCGTCAGCCCCGCCACGCAGGCGAAATCCGTCGCGTCGCCCGCCGCATGACGCGGCAGATCCACCAGAAGAACGACCGGCTCGAAGCCGACCGAGCCCGGCCGGTCCGGCGTGCGCCCCGAACCCTCCGCCACCGGCGTCGTCGAAACCGCCGCCGCCACTTCGCGGAGCGACAGCCGCCGCGCCAGCCCGTCGTCGATCTCGCCGACCAGAAACCGCCCCTCCGGCCCCTCGGACAGCGAAAGCACATCGCCCGGCTGGACGGAAAGCTCCGCCGGTCCGAGCGAAAACTCCAGCCGCCGTCTGCCAATGCGATGGTCGCGCAGCATGCCTTCCGCCAGCGACAGCGCTGTCTCTTCCGCCAAGACCGCCGGCAGGTCGCGGACCATCTGACGCTCGGTCGCCGCCTCGATCCGCCGCGAGCGGGCAGAGGCCTCGCCATAGTCGCTGGCCGGGTCGAAATAGGTAATTGAGGCCTCGGCGGCGAAATCGCTGTCATGGCCGCGCGTCTCGCGCCACAGCGGCTCGTCCTTCAGGTCCGCCAGCAGCTCCACCGTCCGCGCCGGCAGGCTCGCCGCCATACGCGAGCGGAATTTGAGCCTTGCGCCATCCTCGACGATGTCGATCAGGAAGCTTTCAGCCAGCGGCTCGATCAGGCTGCGGGCCGAGGCGAGGTCGCCCTGCACATAGCCCATGAGGTCGCCGCTCACTTCCGACACGTCGTAGTCGGCAAAGCCATGATCTTCGAGCAGCGCGGCCAGCACATCCGCCAGCGTGCCCGCCCCCAGCCGCCCGTTCAGCCAATGGCCGGTCCGCCAGTTCGAGCCGTCGGCCCAGAGATCCAGATCCTGCGGAAAGGCCGGCTGCGGCCTGGCATCCCAGGTCCACAGGAAGATCTGCCGCGGATCGACCATGCCCGCCGGCGCAGCACCGCCCTGCCAATGCCCGAGATGCGCTTCGAGAAAGCGCCGCTGCTGGCTGTCGGCCCGCGCCCCGCTGGAAAAATAGGGCAGCGCGCTTTCCGCCGATTTCGGATCGCCGAACACGTTCGGCTGGTTCGCCCCCTTGTCGACCGCGGCGCAGCCGAGTTCGGTGAACCAGACCGACTTCATCCCCGGCGTCCAGGCGGTCGGGCTCGCTCTCTCCACCCCGCCGACCCGGTCGAAGTGGAGATTGCCCCACCAGCCTTCGATGTCCTTGAAGCGAAACACCCAGGGCTTGCCCGCCAGCCCGTCGCTGATCGGCGAACGCACGCGCCCCGCCCGGTCGGCTTCGCTCGCATAATACCAGTCGAACCCTTCGCCCGCCGCGACCTGCCCGGCCATAGCCTCGCCGTCGTCGGAAAGCCGGAACCCGTCCGGATTGGCGTCTTCGAGATCGACGTCGCGCCAGTCGGACAGCGGCATGTAATTGTCGATCCCCACCGCATCGATCGCCGGATGCGTCCAGAGCGGATCGAGATGGAAGAACACGTCTCCGGAACCGTCCGCCGGATGATGGCCAAAGTATTCGCTCCAGTCGGCGCCATAGGTGATCTTCGTCGAGGCCCCAAGGATCGCCCGCACGTCCGCCGCCAGATCCGCCAGCGCCGCAACGAAGGGAAAGCCGTCACCCGCATCACGGAGCGTGGTCAGCCCGCGCAGTTCCGAGCCGATCAGGAAGCCGTCCACCCCGCCCGCCGCCTCAGCCAGCAGCGCATAATGCAGCACCATGCGGCGATAGCCCTCGTCGCTGCCTTGATACGAAACCGTGGTGCCGTTGACGTCGAAATCGCTTGGCCCGGCCGTCCCGCAGAAAGCCGCGACGGTTGCCGGGATCGCCGCCGACCGGTCGGGCGAGCCGGGCCGTCCCGGCGCCGGATGGCAGGTGATCCGCCCGCGCCAGGGATAGGCCGCCTGCTCCGCCCCGCCATAGGGATCGGGCAGACCATTGCCGTCCGGAATGTCCATCATCACGAAGGGATAGAGCACCACCTTCAGCCCGCGCGCCTTGAGATCCACAATCGCCTCGACCACGCTTCTGTCGTCCGGCGTGCCGCCATAGGCCGGGCCGCCGTCATGACGGCTGACCCGATAGGCGGCATCGCGCATCACGCCCGACACCCGCCAGTCCCGGCTTTCGTTGCGGCTCGCCACCTCGACGCCCGGCACCACCCGGCACTGCCCGGCGCGCAGATCCGTGCCGAACCAGGATACAACCAGCGCGACAGTTTCGAGATTCGGGCAAAGCGCCTGCAGCTCGTCGATCGACGCCTGCCAGTCGGTATGGGCGACCAGCGTGTTGCGGTTGAGAATGCGCGAGGCGCCCTCGCCGGTCCGTTCCCGGACCTGCGCCGTCGCATAGCCATGCTCGGTCGAGCCGGGAATGACGGTCACCGCCTTCACCATGCCCTCCAGCCGGCCGACCGGGCGCACCACCTCGAACTGCAGCAGCGGAATACGATTGCCAAAGTCGTCCAGCGGAAGACGCTCGAACACCACATAGGAGAGCCCGCGATAGGCCGGCGTATGGCCCGCCCCCTGCTTCGCCTCGATCAGCGGATCTGGCAACTGATCCTCCGTCCCGGGATAGAACCGCATCTCGATCTCTGTCAGGTCGATCTCCTGGCCGTCGGCCCAGACCCGCCGAACCAGCGCCACTTCCCCTTCGCAAAGGCCGACTGCCAGATTGGCGAAATAGCGATAGGTCTTCACCCGCGTGCCGGTCGCCTTGGCGCCGGTCCGCTCGGTCGTCGCCTCCTCCTCGAAGCGCGTCGCCCAGATCAACGTGCCGCCGAGCCGCGCCGTGCCGTAGAGCCTCGGGATCGCCGTGCCCTCCGCCGCCCCCGGCAGCCTGGCCGCCGAAAGCCGTGCGCCCGACAGCGTTGTTCCGCCGCCGATCAGTGCCCGGTCGAGCATGTTGCCGGCCAGCGCCCCTGCCGCCCGGCCGATGACGGCGCCCAGCGGCCCGAACACTGAACCCAGCGCCGCACCCGCCGCCTGGAAGAGGATTGTCGCCATGGATGTCCCTTGCGGCACCCATCTGGATGCGCGTCTAGATTGTGATAAGATGTGGAGGTTCGGGAGCAGAAGCAGCAGGCGCCGCGCCAGCCGGCGCGTCGGCGAAGACGGGCTCCGCCGACCGTGGCAAAGGCCTTGCTCTCGAATGTGGAGGTAGTGCTATGAGGTCTTGGCCAATTGGCATTACGCTAATCTTGAGGATAACCCGGACGGGCTGGTCGATCGCCGTCCGGGTCGATATCAAGAACTAGCAAACGCTGGACGAGGTGTCCGCCTCGTCCAGCACTCCAGCAAGATACGGCAAAACCCGCCGGTTTTCAAGAAATCTCCGGGAACCGGTAGATCCCGGCAATCCTTTTGCGCCAGGCCGGCACCAGCGCCGAACGGATCACCGCCGCCTGTTCATAGGCATGGATGAAAGCGTCAGCGCTAACCAGAATTCCCGCATGCTTGGCGGCAAATTGCGGCCGAAACCGGAAAACCAGAAGATCGCCCGGCCGCGCCGCGGCAAAGCCCGGCACCACCGCACAATGCCGCCCCGCCGCCTCCAGCAGCCGCTCCTGCCCGCCGCGCTCCGCCCAGTCCGCCGCATAGGGTGCAACCAGCTCCGGCTCCGCCCCATAGATCTCCCGCCAGATCCCCCGCACCAGCCCCAGGCAATCGCAGCCGACACCCCTCGTCGATCCCTGATGCCGATAGGGTGTGCCGATCCACTGCCCGGCGATCTTCACCACGCGGCTTCCGATGTCGGCCATGGCTCTTGCTCCTGGGTATAGCGTGAGATCACTCGAGACTGCAGTAGTGGCATCAACCTGGTGGCAGCAAGCGCCGGCGGCACGTCTTCTCCCTTGGTGGGAGAAGAAGCGAAATCGAGGGCTTAGCCGAAGGCTAAACCTCAGATTTCGCAGATGAGGGGGTGAATGACCGACATGAGGTAGAAAGCCCCCTCACCTGCAATTTCTAGCACTTGGCTTGCGCCAAGACGCTGAAATTGCTTCCTCTCCCACAAGGGGAGAGGAGCCCGTCCCCATCACCCTCACTCGAACAGCGCCGCCCCGTCATGCGTGCTCTCACCCTTCACATAGGAATAGGCAAAATCGCTGCCCGGCATATGCGGGAACCCGCGAAAGTTGAGGCCATTGGCAAACCGGTCGCGACAGGTCGAAAACCCCTTGTCACAGCCGACCGTCACCGTCACCGCATCGCCGACCGCCGCCGCGCGCTCCAGCGGCAACCACAGCGTCAGCCGCGTGCCGCCGGATACCGCGACATTGCCGTCGATCTCGACGGTCAGCCCTTCGTTCACACCCGCGTCGAACCGCAGCGTGCCGAGCCGGAAATACCCGTCGGCAAACCCGCCCAGCCCCGACACCACGATCCGGTCCCGCCCCTCGACCGCCGTCACCAGGGCACTCGCCCGCCGCCCCGCGGCCGACAGATCCACCCGGCAGCGCCCATCGCCCAGGCTCGCATCGCAGCGCCGGCCATAGATCCGGCCCTGCTCCTGCGACAGACGGTGCGCAAAACTCCTGAGTTCCGCGGCAAAGGCCCCGCCCGCCCGCGACACCTCGCCGATCTCCTGCACCTTCAAAAGCAGATGCTGCTCCTGCGGCTCTTGCCAGTTGACGGTAAACACCTCGACCCGCGCACCGTCATAGCGCCCGGCCGCCAGGTCCTCCTCGCGGATGACCGCGCTGGAAAAGCCGCCGGTCACCTCGGCACCCGGCGCCGCCAGGCCGTTCACCGCCCGCGCCTCGGTCCCGGCAAAGCCGCTCGCGGCGAGAAACTGCGTTCCGGCAAAGGTGAGGTTGCGGTCATGCTCGGTAAAGCCAAGCACCAGACCGTCGCGCCGCGTCACCCGCCAGCAGCGGCAAAGCGTCGTGGCATCGCCGACAAGATGGGCGGCCAGTGCGGAGGGAAGAACTCTCACGGCAGGATCTCCACCAGCGGAATGGCCGGAATGCGCCCGGCCCTAAACGCCTCGAGATTGACGTCGATGCGGTTGGTGTCGAAGCGCACCGGCACGTCGAACTCGAACCCGGCCTGCACCAGCACGCCAGGAGACGGAATATATTCCTCGGCGATCGTCACCACACCCGTCGTCGCATCGCAGACAAAACCAGCCGCCGGCAGTTCCACCCCGCCCACCGCGACCCGCGCGGTGCCCACCACCGGCTTCAGGATATCCCGCCGCCATTCGCCCCCGGCATCGCCATAGGTCTTGACCAGTTGGAACGTCGCCGTCGCCCCGCCGCCCGTGCCGATCGCCTGATCGAAGGGCGACACTGTCTCGCCCGGCCCGCAGGATTTTGCGTCGAGCGGATCGCGAAAGCGAAAACCGCAAAGCTGCCCGCCGCGCGCCTCGAAGAAGGCGACGACCGCATAGAGATCGTCCACGGCCCTCAATCCCGAGCCCGCGTCATAGACCCGCCGCGAATTGCGCCAGCGCGCATTGCGCGCCTCGCGCCCGTTGGTCAGGTCGACGATGTCGGTCAGCCGCTTCGGCCCGCCGCTGGTCGACAGCGACAGGCGCAGCGGAAAGCGCACCTCGTGGAAACCATTGCTCATGATTGAGTGTCCCTTTCGACAGTCTGGATATCCGGCCCACGACGAGGTCGAGGTCCCCGAGGCCCCGCAGCCATCTTCGGGATAGCCGGCCGCGCCCGATCACGCGCGCCGACAGCAAGCATCTGCCCGAAGCCCTTTCGATCGACGACCGACGGAGACGCAGCGGACCAGCACGCCGGGAACCGCAAGCGAACAGTCGTTCGTCGGAGCTTGGGAGCGGGCGCGCAATGCCCCCTAGACTGGGGCCTTGCCTGTGCAGTCAGAGATGCCGCCGCCCGCGCCCGACGCCGCGCGCCAGCAGGGCGGTGATCTGGCCCTCGCTGCGGGCAAAGCTCGCTGCGTCGCTCGCCGTCACATGGAAATTGATCTGCGTCGTTGCGCCGCTGCCGCCGGCGGCCACCCCGAGCGAACCGTCCGAACCACGCTTCAGGGGCAGGATCGCCTCAGCCCCGGCCTCGCCCATCAGCCCCAGATCGCCGCCGAGCGGAAAATAGGTCGGCGCCGATACCACGCCCCCCGCGGCAAACGGCGTCACGCGCCCCGGCACGCCACCTGTCGCAAAGGGCATGATCGCCCCGAAACCGGCCGTCAGACCGGAAATCAGACCGCTCAGCGCATTGCCCACCAACCCTTCCAGCGGCTTAAGCCCGGCCGAAAGCGCAATGTCGGCGAGCCGTGTGCCCACCGATTTCAGCGTATCCTCCAGCCCCCTGCCACCCACCGTCGCCCCCTTCAACGCTGAAGTCAGCGCGGCCCCAAAACTCCGCGACCGCCCCTCCAGCTCGTCCAGAACTTTCAGCGCCTCGCTCGCATCGAGGTCGAGGGACAGCGCAATCATGTCGTCGTCGGCCATGGAAAATTCCTTCCTGTCACCGTTGTGTTTCCTTTTGTCCCGCGCCGGGAAGAAGGTGGCGTGCAGCACCCGGTGAGGGGGCAAAGCCCTTTGCGAGCACCCCACGCCCGCTCCTCATCCTGAGGTGCCCCGCAGGGGCCTCGAAGGATCGAGGCCACCCCCGGCGCTGCTCCAGGTCCCTTCCCCCCCGTTCACGGGGGTGAGGAATGGCCGGCGCAGCCGACGAAACGATCCAGTGAATCGTTTCGAATGACGAACGCGGTGAGCCCAAGCGAAGGGCCGGCAAAGATGCCGGCAGGCGGATCAGGGGCAAATGCAAAGCTCGGACCCTTCGAGGGTCACTGCGCTCCCACCTATGGGTGAGGGAAGAAATCGTCGCCCGCCGCCCGATCTCCCCCCTTGAGGGGGAGATGTCACGCAGTGACAGAGGGGGGTGAACCACCGCCCTCCCCGTCCGGAAAAGCCCGCATCAACCCCTCCAGCCCCGCGCGCGAAAACCGCACCGGCCGCGGCGCGAATGCCCCGGCCATGGCGGCGAATTCGACGAGGCTCAAACCCCAGAACACATGCGGAGGAAGCCGCAGACGGCAGAGCCCGGCATCGAGCACCGCCTCCCAGGGGAAGGCCCGCGCCGCCGCCTCGCCGCCTGCGGCCCTCAAGGGTCCGCCGTAGCAGCCCCCGCATCAGGCTTCCCGTCCGGCGCAAAGGTCACGACCAGCAGGTCGCGCACCACCGCCGCCGCCCCGGCGATCCCGCCCTCGACCGTCATCTCCGCCAGGTCCTCGTCGCGCAGCCGGTTGCCACCGCCGCGCAGGCCCGCCCCGAGGATGCGCATCAGATCGGCCGCCTTCAGCCGGCCCGCGGCAAAGCGCTGGCCGAGCTCGGCCAGGCTCTCCGCCCCGAAGGCCGTCTCCAGCTCTGCCAGCGCGCCGAGCGTCAGGCAGAGGATCCGGCGTTCCCCGCCGATCACCGCCTCCACCTCGCCGCGCCGCCGGTTGGCTCGCCCCGGCGCGCCGAAGTCCTCGCCCCCGCCGCGCATCAGAGCGCCGCGAAGGAAAGCGCGCCGGCCGATTCCAGCGCGATCTCGAAGGTCAGCTCGCCGTCATGCGAACCGGCATATTCGAGCGCGGTCACCTGGAACGGCCCGCTCACCGTGCCGAAATCCGGGATCACCACCTGCCAGGCGAGAATGTCACCGGCAAAGAAGGCGCTGCGCACGCGCGCATCCGAGGCCTGGTCCTTGAACAGGCCGGCGCCCGACAGCGCCGCCCGCTGCACGCCCGCCCCGCCCAACAGCTCGCGCCAGCGCCCGACGCTCTCGGCATCGGTCACGTCGACGGTCTGCGCGTTGAAGGAAAGCCGCTTGGACCGCAGCCCCGCCACCGTCCCGAAACCCGCCCCGTCCTGGACCTTCAAAAGCAGGTCCTTGCCCTTCTGTGCCACCATGTCGAAATCCTCTTTTTCTAAACGAGATTGTTCCGTGATTTGCCGACCGAGGCCGGCGGGATCGCCCTTCTCCCAGCTTACGGGGTGAGGAATGGTCGGCGATGTCGTCGAAACGACCCGGTGAATCGTGTCGTATGACGAACACCCTGAGCCCAGGCAAAGGGCCGGCAGAGGGCGCGGCCACGCGGGGGCCGCTTGGTCCTTCACCCCGCTCGCGGGGGTGAGGAATGGTCGGCGAAGCCGACGAAACGATCCAGTGAATCGTTTCGAATGACGAACGCCCTGAGCCTAAAGCGAAGGTCTGGCAGAGGTGCCGGCAGGCGGATGAGGAGCAACGCCGGAGCCAAACGCCTCACTCCACCACCGCGCGAAAGACCAACTCGGCGACGAAGAACCCCGTCTTCGCCTCGCGGCGGCTGACCGTCCGGCGGTGGCGAAGGCTCACCAGCGCGTGGCCCGCGGGCGCCAGCGCCGCGTCCTCCAGCAGGCTGCGCACGGTTTCAGCGATCACCTCCGCCTCGCGTCGCCCCTCGGCCGACCAGGCCTCCAGCGTCAGTAGAATCTCGACTCCCGCCTCGCTCGCCGTCGAATAGTCGCGGGACTCGACCGCAGAAAGCACCAGCGCCGGCAGGTCGAGTCCGTTCGCCCGGCGGTCGCGCATCCCACCCGCGCCGATCACGTCGGCAAGCCCGACATCGCCGGCCAACCGCGCCTGGATGGCGGCCAGAAATTCGTTCACGGCGCTGCTCATGGCCCGCCCTCGCTCTTTTTGATGCCGCGACGGGCCTCGCCGACAGACGCGCCTTTGCCCCGCCCGACGGACCTGCCGTCGTCCGAGGACGCCAGCCCACCGCCCGCCACGGGTGCATCCGGCGTCTGCCCGGCCCTCCGCTGCTCGGCTTGCCGCGCAACCTGCCGGGCCAGCCCATCGGTCAGCGTGCGGCGCAGCGCCAGCCCCAGATCCTCGCCGGTCCGCGTCAGCGATGCGCGGATCCCCGCCCTCATCGCCCCTCCTCCCGGCACCGGCAGACGAGATAGCGCCCGGTTTCGTCGGGATCGCGCACGCTCTCGATGGCGAAGCGCCGCGTGCCTTTCACCAGCCGCATGCCCGCCGCCACATCGGCGCAGAAACGCAGCCAAACATGATGCGAGACGATCACCCGCCCCGCACCCGCCACCTCCTCGACATCGGCCGCCAGCGGCTCGATCCGCGCCCAGAGATCGGCGACGGTCTCGAAGCCGACGGTTGCGCCGCCCTGCCCGTCCGGGCTTTCCACCGGCCGCTCCAGCCTGAGCCGGGCGGTGAACACCCCCGGGTCGAAATCGACGAACCCCATGGTCAAAGCCCCCTTCGGCAGAAGGGCGCAATCAGCCGCTCGTAACCGGGCGGCACCGCCGCCGGCTGCGCCGCGACCGGGATCGACCCGCGGAGCGAGAACATCGCCGCGACGTGCAACAGCATCGCCCGCTTCAGCGTGTCGGGCACATCCGCGCCGCTCGGCCCGAAGCCGGCGACGAAATCGATCTCGATGCCGTTCAGCACCCGCCCCGGTGCCGGCGGATCGCGCAGCCACAGCCGCGCCGGCCGCGCCTCGCCGTCCAGCAGATGGTCGGCGAGCGACACGGCGGTCGGATGGCCCTCGCCGTCATAGACGGTGACGCCCGTCACCGCGCGCACCGGCCCGCGGCCTATGCGGATCACCCCGTCGGCCGGCCAGCCGTCGAGGCAGAGGCGAAAGGGGTGCGAGATCAGCACCAGCCCGGTCTCGCGCTCGACATGCTCGCGGGCCACCGTGATCAGCTGACTGATCAGTGCATCCTCGTCATTGCCATCCACGCGCAGATGCACCTTGGCCTCAGCCAGCGTCACCGCCTCGGCCGCCGGCGGCGCCGTCGGAAATAGGGTCATGGTCTTCTCCTGGAGTTGAACTGGAAAACAGAGCGGCGGGGGCGATCTCCCCCCTTGAGGGGGAGATGTCGGCGCAGCCGACAGAGGGGGGCGGGAAAGAGGCCCACATCCCTACCCGCTCGCCTACCCGCTCGGCCGCGGCACGTCGTGGAAACCCTCTTCTCCCCAGCGGGGAGAAGTGCCGAACGCAGTGAGGCGATGAGGGGGCCGAGTGCGCCGACATCACGTGGCTTCGCCCCCCTCATCCGGCGCTGCGCGCCACCTCTGCCGGCCCTTCGCTTTGGCTCAGGGCGTTCGTCATTCGAAACGATTCACTGGATCGTTTCGCCGGCTGCGCCGACCATTCCTCACCCCCGCTGGGGAGAAGAGGAGCCTCGGCCGCATCGACAACTGCCCCTCACCCTGACCCTGACCCTGACCCTGACCCTGACCCTCTCCCCGCAGGCGGGGAGAGGGAATGGCCACGGCGGTGCCTCTTGGTCCCTTCTCCCCGTTTACGGGGAGAAGGTGCCGGCAGGCGGATGAGGGGCCATTGCACAGGGCAGACGGCCCGAAGGGCTCAAGTCGCAGATTTTCTTGGTGAGGGGGGACAAGGCCTCAAACCGCCCCCACTCAGCTCGCCGCAAACTTCACCAGCTTGATCGCCTCGAAGTTCTGCACCCCGCCGCCGACGCGCTTGGTGGTGTAGAACAGCACATAGGGTTTTGCCGAATAGGGATCGCGCAGCACCCGGACCCCCACCCGGTCGACCACCAGATAGCCCGAGCGGAAGTCGCCAAACGCGATTGCGGTCGCGTCTGCCGCGATCGCCGGCATGTCTTCCGCCTCCGCCACCGGAAAGCCGATCAGCGAGGCGGCCTCGCCCGGCCGGGCCGGCGGCTGCCAGAGATAGTTGCCGTCGGCATCCTTGAACTTGCGGATCTCGCCTTGCGTCTTGCGGCTCATGACGAAGCTGGCATTCTGCCGGTGCCCGGCCTTCAGGGCGTAGACGAGGTCGACCAGCACGTCGGACGGCCCGGACGCGGCAAAGCCGCCCGCGACGCCGGTCGAAAGCGTGCCGATCTTGCCCCATTCCCAGGCGCCGTCCGCCACCTGGTCATAGGCGAGAAAACCCTTCGGCTTGTTCACCCCGTCGCCGGAAACGAAGGCCGTGCCTTCCTGCTCGGCAAAGGCGATGTCCACTTCCGCGGCGATCCAGGCCTCGATGTCGACGGCGGCGTCATCGAGCAGCGCCTGGCTTGCCGCCGGCATGGCATAGAGTTCCATGGTCGGGAAGGAGAGCTCGGCAAGCTGGGCGGTCGCCGTCTGCGGCCGCGCCGCGGCCTCCGCCACCCAGCCGGCGGTCATGCCGCCCGGCGAAAACGGCTTCTTCAGCACCGAACCCGAGACCTGCCGGACCGTCGACAGCGCCCGGATCGGCGAGACGACGGAAAGCCTGCGGCCGATCTCGGTGTCGGTCTCCGGCGGCACGAGATAGCCGCCGTCGGCCGGCGCACCGGCGCTCATCGCCTTCGCCTCCAGTTCGCGTAAGCCCGCCTCGTCGCCGCGGCGGATATAGGCCTCGAAGGCCGCCTTGTGCTCGGCCGCCTCCGGCCCGTCCGCCTCCCCGCCGCGGCCGAGCGGCGGGCGCATCTTCTTCAGCACCAGTTCGTCGAGCATGCGGCCCTGCTCGTCCATCGCCTTGTTGATCCGCTCCATCTTGTCGCGGGTCACCACGTCGGCGGAAAGCTTCTGCTCGATCTCGGCAAGCCTGCGGTCGTTGACGTCCTTGAACGCCTCGAAGGCGCCCATGAAGTCCTCGAACGCCGCTGTCACGCTGTCGGGCACGGCCTTCACCTCCGGTGCCGTCCGCTTGCGCGGGGCGCCGGCCGTCTGCTCATTCATCGCTGCATCGCTCATCTGTCATCCTTTCCTGAAGACATCCATGGCCATTGTCCGCGCCGCCCGGCGCATGGCGCGGACGAGCTCGGTTTCCTTGTCGCGGAAGAACCGCGCATGCTTGACGTTCGACACCCGCGCCGCCGGCAGCATCGGGAAGGTCACCACCGAGATCTCCCAGAGGTCGGCCTCGAGAATGCGGCGTACGCCGCTCTTGCGGTCGCTTCTCGAGCGCACGGTGCGAAAGCCGATCGACAGCCCGTCGAGCGCGCCCGACTTCATCAGCGCATGCACCTCGCGGGCCCTCGCCACGCCAAACGACAGCTGCCCCTCGACATAGAGCCCGCGGGCGTCCTCGCGGATCACCCGCCAGGCGCCGATCGGTTCGGCCGGGTCGTGCTGGAACAGCATGCGCACGCCCTTGGCGCCGCGCTTCGCCAGCGACCGCTCGAAGGCTCCGGGCTCGATCGCATCGCGCCCGAGATCGACCTCGCCGAACAGGCTGGCATAGCCCGAGAACGACCCGTCGCCCTCCACCCCCTTCAACGTCAGGTTGACGAATTTTTCCGTCAACGAAACAGGCCCGCGATGCGCGTGCATGGCATTCTCCTCGTGATGAATGATGGTTGTCTGGGGCTACGCTCCGCCCTCATCCTGAGGCGTCCCGAAGGGGCCTCGAAGGATCGGGACAGCCCCGGCGGTGCCGCTCGTCCCTTCTCCCCGTCAGAACGGGGAGAAGGTGCCGGCAGGCGGATGAGGGGCGAGTCCCGCATTGCCGGCGGCCCGCTGTCCACCTTCGGCGACAAGATTGCCCCTCACCCTAACCCTCTCCCCGCAAGCGGGGAGAGGGGACGGCCACGCCTCGACGCTTTCGCCCTCATCCTGAGGTGCCCCGAGGGGGTCTCGAAAGATCGGGACGAGTGGCGGATGAGCATCTGTGTTTGTTGTCAAGGCGGATTTGGGGTCCAGAGGCGATCCTGAGCGAGCAGGCAGTTGGCAAGTACGACGAGTTTGCGCATGACGGCGACGAGGATGACTTTGGGTGGCTTTCCGGCGGCTTGGAGGGTTTTGGCGAAGCGGGTGAGCGCCGGATTGTAGCGCCGAGCCGACAGGGCGGCCATGTAGAGGGCGCGCCGTGGTGCGGGCCTGCCGGCCCGGATGGAGCGGCGGCCGGTGCGGGCGCCGCTGTCGTTGGCGATCGGCGCGAGACCGGCCAGCATGGCGGC